AAAGATGATATGCTGAATGTAGCTGAAGCAGAAAAATATATTTTTGCCAAAGCTAAAGATAATGTTTCGCCAGAAAATTCTAAAGTGCTTACAAACTTTTTATTAGAATCCCACCTATGTCAATATAAGAAACTAATGCTTGGTGGCGATTATGGTGGGCACTCTTCAGGTGATCATTATTCTAGAGGAAGTTTTTTAAAAGAAAAATGGGAGGGTATAGTGAACTATGATGCGTTCTTTGAAGATGCTATTACTAAGCATCACCCACTCGTACAGAAAAAAAGGGAAAGTCTTGCCCTAAGAGATTTATGTAAGAAAACAGGTCAAATGATTAACCTTCATCAAGATTATGATTTTATGCCAGATATGTATAAGGAAACAGGAATGGATCCTAACTGGTTCTATAACAAGGGTGCTTATGAGAAAGAAGCAGTCAAATGTATAGATGCGTATCAGCTAAAGATGAGTGAAGAGAAATTCGGCTTGGAGGTTTACTTTTAAGTTTTTCTAGTATAGAATTCTTATATATAAATGAAAAGTGTGCTAATCTGATCCAGTCAAATCCCACACTCTAATAAACTGATATAAAGGAGAAAAAATATGTCAAAAATTAAGGTCGCCATTATTGGCACTGGTAATTGTGCAAAGTCGGTAGTCGAAGGTGTGCAATACTATACTCAAAATCCCCAAGATAAAGTAGGATTAATGTATCCAGATATAGGAGGATACACTGTAGAAGATATCGAATTCGTTTGTGGTTTCGATGTTGATCCTAGAAAAGTCGGGAAACCATTACAACAAGCATTAAGAGCAGCACCAAACTGTGCCATGCATCATGTATCAGAAATTGATGATACTTGTATAGCAAAAGACAGTATGGTATATTCTAGTCCAGAACTAGATGGAGTTGCTTCACACATGCTTGACTATCCAGAAGCAGTATCATTTAGAACAGGAGCAGAAACTGCTTTATCTAAAAAACAAGTTGCTCATACTTTAAACTTCCACAAGGTTGATGTTATTATTAACTATCTTCCAGTTGGTTCTGAAAAAGCAACAGAGTTTTATATAGACGCAGCAGTAATGGCTGGTGTTCATTTTGTAAACTGTATTCCAACTCTTATTGAAACTGAAAAGACTAAAGTCATAGAACAGAAGTTCATTGATGCTGGTCTTACTATTGTCGGATCTGATATGAGATCTGCATGGGGTGCTTCTAGATTATCTGAAGTATTACAGGGAGCGATGTTAGATTCTGGTCTACAAGTGACGCAACATATTCAAATGAATATGGCAGCAGGATCTACACAAGGTCAAGAAACTATTAGAACAGGAAGAACAGCAAATACTGACTTCTTAAATATGGCTTATAAAGAAAGATTAAAATCTAAACATATTTCTAAAGAGAATGTTTTAAAAGGTCAGAATCTAGTTAGAGATGAATCTATCGCAGGTATGACTTTGTATGCTGGTCCAAGTTTAACAGTATTCCAAAAACCTGGAGGAGAATATGTTGGCTCTGATAATAAGATTGCCAATTTAGATATAGTCGCCTATGGTTTTGGTGGGGCAAGGTATGAATTATCTGCAAGGATGTCAGTACAAGATTCGCCAAACTCTGGAGGTGTAGTTGTATCAGCTATTCGTTTCTGTAAGGTTGCTTCTGAAATGCAAGTAGTTGGATTCTTAAGAGGTCCATCAGCTTGGACGCAAAAGACTCCACCTGTACAATTAAAAACAGAAGATGCTAAGTTTGAATGTGATGCATTAGCTAGACGTGAACTTACTAAGATGACTGAACCACAGTTAGTTGTAAACAAACCAAAAGCAAAAGATCTAGCATATACATATCAAAAAGGTGAAACTGATTATGAATAGAAGAATCAATACTTTTGATATTGATGGTGTTATCTATATGGGTAAGCACGATGGTGTTTATCCAGGAAAAAGTGATGTCATTATTACAGGTAGATCTATAGATGAGTGGGATGAAACTACTGCTATGCTACAAGCAAAAGGCATTAAGAATGAAGTCTTTATGAATCCAGCAAGGTTTGAAAATAAAACTAGACAAGGTTCTGGTATTCATAAAGGCAACATTATAAAAATGTTAAGAGTTCAAAGAGAGATAGAAATAGGAATACATTTTGATGACGATCCTATACAAATAAAAGAGATCGAAAGAATAAATCCTGATATCACATGTGTACTATTATCCCATGAATTAGTGGATAAAGAAAACTGTAGACATGTAAACTTCTTTGAGTCTGGAGGAGAATAATGATTATAGCAATTGGTGGAGAACCAGCAACAGGTAAATCTACATTGATGAAACAATGGATGAAAGATTATACTTGGGATGATGTCAAGTGTACAGATCTATTATATGGTATGCACTGTCAAGAGCTGAATACTATTGTTCTCGGAAAAGACTATTTCAATGAAGAACAGATGTTCTGTGGTACTGATAGACTATCAATGGCAGTACAACCTAAAGCCATTGAGTGGTTTAAAACCTCATACAAGCCATCTGGGGTTAATATCGTATTTGAGGGAGATAGGTTGTTTAGTGCTTCATTTCTTGGCGAAATGACCTCTCAGGGACACGATATACGCATCATTTACATAAAGGCAGACCAAAGTACCCTAGACGAAAGACATGTCTCCAGGAACGATAATCAGGACGATAAGTTCCTAAAATCAAGGAAAACCAAGCTATCTAACATATTATCCAACTTCGAGCTTATGCCCTACATTGAAGAGTTTACAAATAATACAATTGAAGATCAGTCGGTCTTAGTGGAATTAATCTTAAAGGAACTAAATAGTAGTGATGGCAAAATGGTACAGGGATAAGGCAACCATTTCAGTACGAGGTGGCGATGCTCCAACTAGAAAACTCATAAGAGAGATGGCACACTATTGTGCTAAAAAACTTATGACTGTTCAACTCCGAACTCAAGTCACAATAAATTTCGTAATTACAAAAGACCTTTACTTAACTGAAAAGGTCCAAGGACTATCTTGGATTGATTGCGAAGAATATCGTCCAAAGAAATTTAAAATACAAGTAGAACACGAATCCAAATTAAGACCTTTATTGGAAACTGTAGCACATGAGATGGTACATATAAAACAATGGGCATCTGGTGATATGTATGAATATTCAGATGGTAATAGAACTCGCTACAAAAAGAAACAATATAATAATCAAAAAATAGATTATTGGGATTCGCCATGGGAAGTAGAAGCACATGGTAAAGAGGTTGGTCTATTTGTTCGTTTTTGTGAAGATGAGGGTTATAAAGATGAGAAGTGGGCAAAGGTCGATTTCTTAAAACCTGAATATGCAAAAAGAATAGCAAAACACATAAAAGCAAAAAGAAAAAAATAGTCCTTTACTTTTGTTCAAAAATAGTTAGAATAAATAGTATTATGGCAAATATATTTAAAGATAAATATCCCACAGGTCACAAGGTCGTGATCAAAGACAGGCAAGGCTTAACCAAAGTCGGTCCCATCATTCCTAGCATTATCACTCAAGCAAAAGCAAACATCAATCCAGGAAGTACTGTATTTGAATTAGAGAAAACAAGATTTACTAATTTAAAATATGAAATAAATCTTTCTAAATCTGGTGTTGCTCAAGAAATATATATGAGGAAGAGTGGTCACCTGTATAAGTTCATTGGTTCTAAAAGTGTATTAGAAGGTATCTTCAGTCATGCTGGTGATGGAACTTCAGCAAAATCTGATACGAATTCTAAAACTGAATGCCAAGAATTAGTGTCTTTACATTTATTCGAGCAAAAATTAAAGTTTGGAAAAGATCAAGATTATGATTATATCGAATCATGCCTGCCTACTAAATTAAGAAAGTTCTTTAATGAAGACTTCTATGAAAGTGCTAAAAAACAACTAGCACTATTCCTCAGCAAACACCCCAAGCTATTCACAGGTCCAGGATTCATATTTGAATTACAACTAGCCAGTCCTGCAACAAAAAGAATATATGCTAATGCTCTAAAGTTATCTAAACTGAATAAGGATAACTGGAATCCAGCTGATATGTGGATCGTGAGTAAGAGTTTAGAT